TCAAATCGGAGATCTCTGATGTCAAGTTTAAGAGTAACTAGTTTAAAAGGAAGAACATCAGGGGTTTCACCAACTTTACCTGACGGTGCAATTGTTACTGGTGTAACTACAACAACCACACTTGCTGTAACTGGTGTTGCGACTGCTGCATCATCAGTGGTTGCTGGTATTGTTACTGCTAATGTGAGTGGTATTCATGCTGGTGTTGGTATTATTACCGCAACATCATTTAGTGGTTCTGCTTCTGGTTTAACTGCTGTGCCATCAGCACAACTTTCAGGTGCATTACCTGCACTTGATGGTTCTGCACTCACAAACCTAAATATACCTGCAGGGTTCACTGAACTTGATGCAGCACTGTTTAACTAAATAACTAAAAAGATATACCGATGGGACTCAAAAGAACTAAACTGCTGGGAGTACAATCAATAACTGGCATTAGCACTGTCGGTATCTTAACTGTTGGCACCACTCAAACAACAGGTGGAGTTGGAATTGCATCCACCTCATATATTCGTGGTGTAATCATGCACAACACGGGGTTAGCAACGGCAACCTCTTCACTGTATGTTTATCCTGCAGGAAATAATTACAACCATGCAGCAGTTGGTGTTGGAACAACTGCATTTAGATTAGCAAGAGTAGATATTGCATCAAACGAAACGTTCTTCTTTGAACCTAACTATCCAATTGTTATGGCTCATGATGAGACCCTTGTCGTAGAGGTTACGCAATCAAGTAATGGTGGAACAGGGGTTGGTACGATAATGAACTACCAAGTTCTTGGCGACACTGACATTTGAGGTGATTAGAAATGGGAAATAGAACAACCAGATCACCTCATCCTTCAAATAACACAACAAAAGCAGACGGACACCTTTTAGAATATTATAGACAGAACTTTGGTGGGGGTGGAGGTGCTGCACTACCAGTTCCACCAGTTGGATTAGTAGCGTCTGGGGGTATGATTAGTGATTATACTTCTGGTTCTGACATTTACAGAGCACATATTTTCAACGCAACAGGTACTTTTGTTGTAAGTTCTTTATCAAACGATCCTACTTTAGATAATACTGTTGATGCATTAGTTGTTGCTGGTGGTGGCGGTGGTGGTGGGCAGTACCATGGTGGAGGTGGTGGTGCCGGTGGAATGAGAACTAGCACATCGATTCCAGTATCAACATCACCTGGATCTTATACGGTCACAATTGGAGCAGGTGGTGTCGGTGGCGATTCAGCAACACCTGATACATCTATGCAAGGTGTTGCATCTGTTTTTTCCACTGTAACATCGCAAGGTGGTGGTCATGGTGGTGGATACAATAATCCAAATACCTCTCCAGCATATAATGGAGGTAATGGTGGATCTGGTGGAGGTGGTAATGGTGCTGGCGGCGGAGCCACCGGTGGTACAGGTAACAAAGGTGATGGAACCAATCAACCATATCCAACTAACGTACCAGCACAAGGGAATAATGGCGGAAATGGAGCAAGTTTTGGAGGTGGAGGAGGCGGTGGTGCCGGTGCTAATGGAACTAATGGCACTGGACCTGCGGGTGGTGCTGGCGGTAATGGGTCTGCAAATACATATGCATATGGTCCAACCAATCCAATAACATATGCTGGTGGTGGAGGAGGTGGAACTTATAATGCTCCAGGTGTAACTCCAGCTGGCGGAACTGGTGGTGGTGGTACTGGTGCCGGGGGTGCTGCGGACGCTACTGCAACAGCAGCTGGTAACGGAGGCCAAGGACTAGGTGGTGGCGGTGGTGGTAATAATGGATATAATCCTGAGTTTACCCGCGCTGGGAACGGTGGTAGTGGAATAGTAGTAGTCAGATATAAGATTGGATCAATGTCAGCCACAAAAGCAACTGGTGGTTCCGTTAGTTTCCATGGTGGTAAAACTATTCATACTTTCGTAGGTTCTGGTAGTCTCGTAGTTCCAGCAACAATTTCTGATGTTGAATATGTGCTTGTTGGTGGTGGAGGAGCAGGACGTAGCAAAGATCCTGGTTATGCTGGTGGAGGTGGTGGTGCAGGTGGTTATATTAACAAAACTGGACAATCCCTTTCAGCTGCTACATATCCAGTATCTATCGGTGCTGGTGGTGCAATTAATGCAGATGGAGGTAACTCAACCTTTAATTCAGAAACTGCGTTAGGTGGTGGTAAGGGCGGTGATGCAACTCCTGGTCCAGGTGCAGGTGCTAATGGTGGATCTGGTGGAGGTGGTGCCGGTCCCGGTGCTGGTGGTGCCGGTTCTGGTTATCCTGGACCAACTCAGCAAGGTTATCCCGGTGGACCTGGGCATCCTGGTGGTGGAATTGGTGGAGGTGGTGGAGGTGCAGGCGCGGTAGGAGCAAACGCATCACCTCCAGGATCAGCCCCTGGTGGTATAGGATTACAATTACCAACAACATTTAGAAATCCTGCTTCTGTTACATCCCTTGGAACTCCTGGTCCCAGTCCTGCTGGATTCTATATTGCAGGTGGAGGTGGAGGTGGTACATGGACTTCATCTTACGGACCTGCAGGTGGTGCTGGTGGTGCTGGTGGTGGTGGAACTGGTGCTTTTAAACCAACTCTTGGCACTGCTGGAACCACAAATACTGGAGGAGGTGGTGGTGGTTCATCTGAAGGAAGTTCTGGTAATGATGGCACTACTGGTGGATCTGGTATCGTCCTTATTGCTTATCCTACTTGATAAATAACCAAAGGATTGATATAATCTCAATAAATACAAACAACTAGTCAAATATAAAAGATGGCTCATTTTGCACAAATAGATTCAAACAATGTTGTAACTCAAGTCATTGTTGTGAGTAATGATGATACATCCGACTCCAATGGAGTAGAAGTAGAAAGCATCGGTGTTGCTTTTTGTCAGAAACTTCTTGGTGCCGAAACCAACTGGAAGCAAACCTCATATAATAGTAATATGAGAGGTAACTATGCAGGTATTGGTTATACCTACATGACTAATGTTGCTACTCTGGGTGTTGGTTCTACCGATATTTTTATTAGCACGCAACCATACGCTTCTTGGACTATTGGTGTTGGCACTGCAACGTGGTATCCACCAACAAATCCTGGTGCAGCACCTGCACTGACTTCTGATGAGCAGGCAGCAGGAAAGTATTACGTATGGAACGAAAGTAACTATCAATCAGATCCATCGACTGCATGGGTTCTGACCACACCATAACATAAAGGAGGGTCTTAACCCTCTTTTTTTTATGCTCATAAATAACTAAAAAATAAAATGCGATGGCAATAGGCAATCCTATAACATTAACAAATAATGTTGCGTCTAAGATCATCAGTGTAACTGCAACAGCAGATCAAACTCTGTTCACAGTCACTGGTGGTTATCGCATCAATCAACTTGCAGTTTTTCGTAATGGTGTAAGACTCGCAGGTGGTGCTGACTTTACTGCGAATGATGGTGCATCAGTTACTTTACTGACTGCAGCTAACCTAAATGATACAATTGAGTTTCAGATCTTTGATGACTTTAGAGTTGCAGATGCGATTCAAAGTGCCGCGGCAACTCAAACGATTAGTGGTGATTTAACTGTCACCGGAACGATTGTCGGAATGACATCCGTCACTGGATCGACGGTTGGTATTCAATCTGCAGGAACTCTGATTGGAACTGCTCAAACGATCAACTTTATCGGAGCAGGTAATACTGTTCTTGATCAGGGTGATGGAACGATTGATGTTAGTATTTCTGGATCTGGTGGTGGTGGATTAGGAACTGCCATAACATATGAAGATGGAACTTCATCTCCTTTCAGTTATATTGATAGAGAAGTTCTTGTTACTGAAAATATGAATTTGATTGCATCTGATGATAGTGCTGGTTCCTCTGAATCAATCATCGTTAGTGTTTCTCCTGTAGTTAATGTGAAATCTGGAATTGCAGTAACGGTTGGTGCAGGTAAGACTATGGTTATTGATGTCCTTCAAATCGGAGATCTCTGATGTCAAGTTTAAGAGTAACTAGTTTAAAAGGAAGAA